AGTGCTGCTGCTCCTAGTGCTGCTGCTCCTAGTGCTGCTGCTCCTAGTGCTGCTGCTCCTAGTGCTGCTGTTGCTGCTAATCGCAGTCAAGTGTCTAGTAACATACCTGCTTTCCAACGTGCTGATTTACAATTAAAAGAAGCGGAAAAGAAACTTGAAACTAATCAAAAAGCACTTGAAGCTGAACTAGAGCCTAGAGGCAAAAATATTGCAGAACGAAATGCTGCGGTAATTGAGTCTTACAAAAATGCTCGCGGAAACTTAGCCAACGTTACCTATCTTGAAGGATTGACAACAACTAATCCTAACGCATTTGGTGTGCTTCAACATCCTACTGTTGCTGCGGCAATTGGTAAAGTAATGGAAGCTGGTTCAACTGTTGGTGGTGCTGGTAGAACTGAGATAGGAAACCTTGACGATGCTGTTAGGGCGGCTATGAAAGGTTCTACAGAAGCAGATATTATTGCTGCACAAAAAGCAACTAATAAATTTGCTGAATTGCAACTTAACGCTGCTAAAGTATTGTTAAAAGGTCAAGGCGCTGTATCTGATAACGAACGCCTATTAGTTGAAAAAATGACAGGAAGTGTTAGAAATAGTCCAGCAGCCATTAGAGACTTCTTAGGATTTGTTCGATTACGTTCAGCCTATGACCAAGAACTTGGCGCCGCACAAAAAGCGTGGGAAAGACAAAATCCAAATAAATCTTATCGTGAATTTGAACTGTCAGATAACTACGAAAGAATATCAAATGCGTATTCTGACAAAGTTGACGCGTTTGCCGAAAAAGCTGGTAACTACACCCCACCAAAGGGTCCTGTAGTAAAACCATCGGGTTATGACGCATGGAAAAAATCTCAATCGGGTACTAAATAATGGCTGATACTACACAAGAATTTACTCCGGAACAAATTGCTGAATTTCAAGCATACGAAAATCAATTAGCTGATAAAAAAAATGCTGAAGCATCAACATCTATGTATCCTGCAATTGGTGGTGGGGCTGGTGCCGCCGTTGGTGCTGCAATAGGTGCAGGCAATGTTATTGTTAAAGGCAAAAATGCAGCCAAAGAACTTATTTCTGCTGCTAAAGCCCCTGCCTCTAGTGCGACACCCGGAGACAAATGGGCTAAAGCAATTGGTGGCCCCGGTGGTGTGACCCAAGATATTGCTGTAGAAAATCGTGCTATGCAACACGCATTAACTCCTAAAGAGGCAGCTGAATTTAAAGTTGCAAGAGAAGGCATTATTTTGCCTAAAAAAGAAGTTGATGCTATGGCTAAAGAAGCCGCAGCAGCAGAAGCCGCAGCAGCAAAACTTGCAGCAGAAAAATCAGCAGCAGAAGCCGCAGCAGCTGCTGCAAAAGCTAAAACAATACCTGCACGTCTTTCAGCCGCTGCTAAAACATTTGGCCCTGCTGCTCCACTTATTGGTCCCGTTTTAGCATTAGGTAGCGCTGGTTACGACGTTGGCGATGTGCTTGATAGAAAAAATAAAGGTCAATATGGCAGAGCTGCGCTATCTGGTTTAGGCGCAATTGGAGGTGTTGCCGGAGTGGCAGCCCCACATCCAATAGCTAAAGCTATCGGTACCGGTATTAGTTTGGGTGCTCCCATGTTAAATAACTACTTAGACCAAAAAGCACAAGAGCATCCAGAGTTTTTTGAAAAATACAATTTGGCTGAAGGTGGTGCTGTACCCAATGTTGACACCCAAACAATGGCTCGAGAAATTCTAAATCATCATTTAGAATCTAAAAAACCTAAGCCTAGACCTAAGTTAACTATTCATACTTTGCCACCCGGTTTAACAAAAGATCAGTTTGTCCACCTATGTAACGGTGGACACGTAGAGTTTTAATTACTTCCGGTAACGCTTACCAATCCATCCCTCCGCGGCAAGAGGAAAATCGGGCGCCCACGTTGGCGGTGTAGTCATAATTTTGAGTACATCGGCCAATGCGGACTCCCCGTTTTGTTCTTCAACTAGGAGTAGCACCTCATCATGGATACTGTTGATCACCTCGTAACCGGCCTTCTCAAGGTTAAGCATAGCCACGGCAAGACAATCTCTGGCGGTACCTTGTACAGCGGATTGGAAAATACTGCTACCAATCAAAGCGTTTCTAGTCCACTGCCGAGTGTAAGTGTTTTGGCTGTGAACAGTGACACCCCACTTCTCGCTACCCCACGGAGTGGTGAGCAGCTCGAGCTGTGGCCTTTGCCAGCAGATTAATCTGCCACTGGGTAAGCACATCCACAGTGCCTTACCATCATTCTTCATACGAATCTTACTGCCCGCCGCAAATGTTGTTCCGGGATTGTCTACTGCTTGAATGGCAGCAGTCTCGCATTGCGACCACAAGTTCTTTACTTTCTCATACGAGCTACGATAATTGTCCACTGCATTCTTTGCCTGTGGTTCAGTAATCTTTACTCCCATCCCTTCAGCATATTTGACAAGACCTTTAGCTCCTTGCCCAAACATCGCACCGAGGACTGCAGACTTACTAACTTGTCTCTGATCTTTTGTGACCTCATCATAGGGGACACGGTATAAACTCTCTGAAGCAAATACTTTATATTCATCTAAACCCTTTCTAAATAGTTCTACTTTGTCTTTTTGATTCGCAAGCCAGACACCCACTCTGTTTTCGATCGAGCTAAAATCGACGTCCACGAAGGTAAATCCATCAGCAGCTTTGATCGCACTTCTGACCAAAGAGGAAAGTTCTTGCATTGAACCAACTCCTTGCTCAAAGACTCTTGGGATCGAAATTGCAATTTCCCCATCACTAAGGTTAGGCCTAGCAATATTCTGTAGGTTGAGTCCACCACGCGAAGCCCAGCGGCCCGTACTCGCGCCATGATAGACCAGCGTATTTCTAATCTTTCCATTTCGTTGTATCTCCAACATTTTAGCGTACTTAGCCACGCTAGTCTGGCTTCCCTCTTGGCGTAACTCTAACGCACGTTTAATATCTCTATTTAAGTTAGTCTCCACTAACTTAGCTGAAACGGTCTCGGCGGTCAAGTTGATCATATTGGCACCCTTCTCATTTAACCAAGCCAGTAATTGCGCTCTCTCAGACGGCCTACAACCGGTCAAGAAGAGTAGTTCGTTGTCTAGTAGGGCCTGAGCATCATCTACAGCCTTAACAGCGTTAAGGAGCTCTTTAGGGTCCACAGGAACGCCTCTAAGGTTAATCCGCTGGGTAAGGGTCCAGACTTCCTGTTCGACAGGTGAGAGGGGCCTTAAAACGCTTCCTATGGCCATCTCTGTTCTAACGTCCTGTTCGCAGTAATCATAAAGCTCTTTTAGTAGCTCCGGATCTTTATTAAAAACACCCTTGGTATTAGGTTTAGATAGCTTCATAATTAGGCGCTTACCCACAGCGTCTTTTTTATGCTCAGCATCCATAAATACACCAGCTTCATCCAAAGACTGAGGAATGTTATTTGCCGCGGCAACAGCCATGGTATCAATGCACTGCTCTAGCTTTAAGGGAGGCCAGCCGTACTTTGGCACACAAACACAGTTCCAAATGGCGTACTCAAACATGGCATTCCATGCAGCGATTTTTCCGCCGTTGCGGACATGATCTAACAGAGGGAAGTTTTTCTTTAATATGGCGTTGTCTACCAGCCGTATCTTATCTGGGTAAACACCATAGGCAATACACAACACTTCTGTGGATAGACAGTTTGCATATTTGTCTAACCCCACATCTGGCAAATTGGCAAAACTACGGGTTTCAAAGTCGATGCTATAAATCATATATGCTCCTAAGGCAAGCCGACGTATCGGCTGATTATTTTAAATCTGCTGCAAATCACTAATCTTCATGTTATAGCAATCTGCTTTAACTGTAAAGTTATTGGACGGATCTATTTCACCCTTCTTTAACGCAATGGCGTTTTGAAAATATTCAGGTTTTTTGTATGAGCCTAAATACCAGCCAGTTGTTAGATCATTTTTAACACGCACAAAGGCGTAGTAGTCACACTTTTGTTTTGTATTAAACGCGGCTACTGAGCAGTCATAATCTGATCGCGGCTTTACCGTAGTTTGCTTTGTTTTCACATCAACAGTTAAACCATTTGGTAAAATCAAATCGTAGTCATAGCTGTTACGCTCAGTGGCGCCTAGCACTTGTTGTGCAATCTGCTCACCAATAAATCCAACTACATTACCATCGCCTTGGCGAATGCTATTATTTAACGCGCCCATCTGAGCTGCTTTTACTTTAGCTTTTTGAACCATCTCTGGTGTAATTTGAATCTCAATCATAATTCCTCCGAATTAAAAAAGGGGAGCTGTACTAGCCTCCCCAAATACTACCACCATGAAACAACAAATGCAATTAGTTGGAAGAGGCACAAGCTACGCCTGCCAATTCGTTGATACCGTGGATAGAAACCCGAAAAATCACCACGTTCTTGATACTCTTCCTGTCGGGTTAACTCTTTCTTACAAACTTTCCCGATCGGTAACTTTTTCCTATATTTGCACACTTTTTATGCAAATATTCCCGATCGGTAAACTTTTTATTACATCTCGCTTTTCGTTATTGGGCATAACATACCAACGAGAAATCTGCGCCCGGGTTCGTTTGCATCCTCGACAGACATCTTGAGCGTCGAGGGTACAGATTCCGTTACATGGAGATTTAACTTCCATGTTTCGTTCCAATTCCATAGGTTGAGTGGGGGACACGCCCATGGATCAGATTTCACAGACGCCCGCAGTACACGCCAACATCTGGGCGCCTTCTACGTTATCTGTGTTCTCAACCAACTTGGACCAGTCAATGACTGGCATCTTTGCTTTTAAACTTTCGTACTCTTCTTCCGTACACTCTTCGTACGGGGCTTGTCGATAGGTTCCACCGTCGTAGGGGAGGTAACTGACTCCACTGATCTCGTCAAAGTTATCCCACGTCCATGCTCCGACGCTAGGCCAATCTTTTTCTTCGACTGAGATGGTAACTGAAGGCTTATGCTCGCACCAGAACCGCTGGTAAGTGAGCCAAAGTCCAAGGTGACCGATTGGGGTGATGTCGCTCCTTGTGAGCCCGTCTGGGGCTCTTTGAGGAAAACTGAAGACGGTAGTCTGGGTTGGTTTGTAAACGCAGTCTTCAGCTGGTACTCCTTGTCCAACAAGGAATTGGGAGAGAGGATCTTTTTTATCTCCGCGCACTCTTCTGACATAGTATTTAGAATGGCGAGGGTGGATGCCACTCGCCGAATCAGTAAGCTGGGATACTGTTCCGCTAGGTTTGACGCATGTGATAGCAGCGCTGACAGGGATTCCGAGAGCAGCTGCCCATTCTTTATTTGTATTTCTAGAGCATTCTCTAAGTTCTGCAAGTAATTCATTTAGTTCCTCTCCTTGTGTACACAAGGTTTTGTTGTCGTAGATTCCAGTAATGGACACTCCAAGAAGTCTTTCTTCTTCCGTATTGCGTTGCCACACTTTTCGCAAATAAGGGAACTTGGTAAACGTAGATTGAATTGTCCCCAAGATTGTTGCCAATCTAACCTTGCGCAGCAAAGTTTCTCTGGTGTCGTCATGGCGTGCTACTACCTCGCTAAGGTTACAAAATTGGTAGGGCCTAAGAATAATTTCAGAGCAGGGGTTAGTTCCGAATTCAAAGTTAGGATCACGGTTCCCATACTTCTCCACAGTTTTACGCGCAGCCTCACGGTTGAATATCCCTCGTTCTCCACTATGCGAATTGTATAGAGAAAGCCATTCTTCCATAAACTTTCCAACGGTAGGTGTCTCATTATAAACCGCGCTATTGTTGGCGAGTGCACGGTGAGGTGCGGTGTCCCACCATGGTCCAGCTTTAGCATGTCGAATCCTTTCATCATCAAGATCAGATAACGAGATCATTGCAGAGCGACGTACGCCACCGACTACAACCACCTCACCAATTTTACACATCAGGTCGTGACACTCTAATGAGTTCAAACGACGACCTTTGGCATTTTTAAACAGTGCTACAGTAAACGCAAACAGGTCTATTAATGGTTCTGGCCCGGAAGCTCTTCCACCAAATGTTTTGAGTCGTGCTCCGGCAGGGCGGACATTAGACACGTCCCATTTTGGGACTTCTCCGGCCCAGAGGTTTGCAAGGAGGAGTCGCAAAGACTTAGCCCATCCTTCTTTCGAGTCATGGACTGATATGGTGTGCTCTGATTCAAACAACTTTTCTGGCACTTCCGGCAAAGCCCCGATGTATTTAGCTTCCACAGAAAAGCCGACTCCGGTTCCGCATAGCAATATAAACATCGCTTCGTCGAAAGATTTAGGATCATCGACAGGTAAATAAGAACAATTATAGACGCAAGTATTATCACGATCGGCACTCTTTCCTGCTGTCATAATGGCTCGCATTGACGGCATAAGTTCATGGTTTTTAATGGCAGAAAATAACTCATCTTTTAAAGCTGTGTTATCTGTAATTGCAGGGGTGCGGCTAAAGATGTAGTCTACAAAGCGCTGCACTGTCTCTTCCCAAGTCTCTCGGCGACCTTTGTCGTCTTGATAGCGGGCGTAACGGCTGGCGGCAATGTATTCTCTGTACTGATCCATGGTGTCTTTCTAGTTATATTAGTTGGTCTTAAGGGCAAAAAGGCCCGACACAGTTTCTATGCCGGGCCGCCCATCTACTGGGTACTACTACTGCTTATACTGCGAAGTCTGCTGCTGCGGAAGTTGTCCCACCAAACTTCTCACCATCTTCTAGCTTCTGCACGTTGTTTAAACCTGCAGCAATGCCCTTGGAGCCGCTTGTATCGTAAGGATACAATGTGATTGAAGCACGACCATAGCAACCTGAGTAAAACTCGCTGGTGTCAATGATTGGGTTTAATTCTGCGTCAACAATGCCGGGGCGCTCGTTAGAGCTGGCGTTAATAAAGTAATGACCTGCATAGGCTGCGTCATCTTTCTCTGCATCACCATCACGCAAACCACCTTTAAGAACTTTAGGAACTGAACCACCCCATGTCGCAGCGTTAGCTACTTTGGTGTCCTCAAATGCTTTCTTAAAACGGTCTACAGTCTCTTTGTCAGACTTAGGGATCAAGATTGAAACTGAATACTTCAGTGTGCCATTCGGTGTCTCAGCTGGTGCAAAAACGTTAGCGTAAGAAAAACGAACTTTACCAGTTACAAACTTGGTTTTGGTTGATTTTGATGCCATGATAGTAATTCCTTTTTAACATAAAGATTGGACTTCAGTCGGGGCCAATCTGTCTACCCGTACACATAATAATGCAAAATCTGACTGCTTTTTATTTCACAATGTGAGATAGTTAGGAATCATGCAAAATACCTAATTCTGCCATTGCTTCTTGCATTGCCAGAGCTCGTACAAAGTCGGATAGATATTCCTTCTCATGCAAAATCTCTGGCTCTTCTGATACAACGTCTAGTATATCATCAATTGCATTACGCAACTGCATTACGCTTTCTCGCTGCCCACTTCCGGGCAACCCTTCAAAATCTTTTATGAATTTATCAATTAAAAATTCTGGTATATCAAACTCTGAACCGTAACAAGCTACCAGCATTTTATTTTCCTTATTTTGCCACCATGACCAGTCCCACGTTACCCATGGCGTAACCTAAAAACATAATGCCTGTGCCAACACCGCCTTTATAAAACTGGTCACAGGCGACTACAAAATAAACCACTCCCATCGCGGCAATTAACCATGTGCTCATGCAAAGTCCTCCTTGGCGTCAACCTCTTTGGCTTTAACCAATTTAGGTGAGCCCTCAGGCTTTTGTACAAGGTTTCCGAGCCATGATACTACCTGACCCTTTGGCCCTAACTTTTCTAGTACAGAAATAGATTTAAGTTTAGGCGGTTCCCAAATAACTTCTGGGCTCATACCTTTTTCAACTAATACTGTTGCTGCTAATTGTGTGTCGCTAATTCTGCGATGCGTTATTGTTGTGCCTAACTTAAAACCCGGTGGCACAATGTCTTGTTCTACTGCTCTGGTTAGCGCGTACTCTTCAACATCATTTACCCAAGTTTTTAAGTTTTGGGCTTTGATGAGGACTTCGCTGACTTCTTCTTGACTGAGGAGGGCCGGGGCTTTGAACTCTTGGCGGGCGAGCTCTGTGTTGTAGTCCGATCGGGCGCGGCACTGCGCTTTTGCGCGGCAGAAGCCACACCACTCACCGGGAAGGAACTCACCGCTGCCACTCCACGCTTTCTTGGCTTTGGGTTTGACAAAGTAGTTGGCCCAGTCGACGAGCTTGGTGATGGACGTTCCGTCAGTGGAAATGGAATCGAGTCTAGGCTGGTGGATCGTGTAGCTGACTTCTTTAAGCTCTGGGAATTCTTCTTTAAATTTGCTGTACGCACCGAGCGCGTATAATCGCAACTGTGGGTTGTCTTGCGCGTGCACGGGGATGCCTTTTCCAAACTTGAGGTCGATGACGCGAATGGCGTGCTTAGAAAGTATAACCACATCGGCTGTACCAAAGCCATCAGGAACCCAGTCACTGAAATCCACACGCTGTTCAAATAACGGGGTATCACCTTCGCCGATTTGAGAACGCACGTATAGTACGTAATTGTCGACGTTAGCCTCGAAATCGGCATCATAGTAGGGTGTACTTTTAATTTCTTCATATTCTTTTTCATATTCCTCGGTAGTTATTTGTCCAAAATATAAACGCAATTTAATCTCGGCCAGTGAATGCGCCGTTGTGCCTTCTTGAGAAAAGTCAAATGAGCTACTGCTACGTTTGGGATCTGGGAGTGTGGCCTCTAGTCTAGCGGATGGTGTGCAGCTTAACCATCGCTTTGACCCGGAGGCACTGAGGAGTGCGTGTGCGGTCATAAGATTCTCTTATTCAGGTTATTCGTACATTTACTAATACGCAAAAAAGGACCCCGAAGAGTCCTTTTTTAGCTAAAACTGAAAATAAATATTTTTAAGATTTTAGGGCGTTTATTAAATCTTGCACCTCTTTGTTAAAGTCTATCTTAACTTCCGCCTTTAAATCTACTTTAGTGTCGCGGGTCTCGCGATAGTCTGACTGAAACTGACCACGTAGGGCGATCTCGGCTAGTCTGGAGTTGTACCCCTTGTTGTCGACGTTGGCTAAAAGCTCACGTTCCCAAAATGCTTGCGCATGTACCAACGCCAGGTCTAATGCCTCAGCAAATTCAGGATGGTTTTTCTTTAGCGTTTCTGCGGATGCTTTACTAATTCCAAGCTCACTCCAGATCATTTTCTGAGAAGCGCCTTGCTTGCCCATCTCGATCATGCGATCGCACATTTCAGGCTTAAATTTTGATTGAGGTTTTTTAGCTGCCACATTTCCACCTTTTTAAACTTGCTGCTTTGCGGGTTGGTTTGCCGTTCTCGTCCTTCATAGGACCGGGCATGCCAGACATGCGAGCACAGAATGATTCTTTACGTGGGCCACCTTCTGGTTGAGGGGCCTTTAAATGCGAGCCAGTAGCCGCATTATACTTAGCACGACCTTTGGCGGTAAGCCCAGCGCCCTTAGATACAGGCAGCTTTTCACCACGACCAATCGCAAGGGAGGGGCC